CCCTTGCCTGGTCTGCAGGCACTGCATACACAATAGTATTAGGATGGAATGTGATGTACGACACTCCGTCAATTTTCTTCTTTGCCAGATCTCCTGGTCCAAACAAGAAGTCTCCCTGTATGACACCCTTGATGCCAAGAGCAGGGAGTTCCTCAAGGGCAGCGTTGAGTTTTACATTTAAGTCGCCGGAAGTGTCAGCATCGACATCTGCCTTCGTCTTGTATACTTTAGGATTCTTGTTGAAGATACCCTTCTTTGCCACGAAGAACTTACCGTCGCGAGGATCGATGCCTGCGAAGATAGCAGGGGCACCGTCCCACTTGACAGAGATATCACCCTTATGTTTGCCAGCTAGCATATCGCGCAGAGAACGCAGTGCGTTGATCGCCTGACGAGTTCCCTCAACTCCCCCATAGAGGACTTTATCCTCGATGTGAGTCATGTGAGTATTTTTCGCCTCAGAGAGCATTTGATGTGTCATAAACGATTTCATACGCGCATTGTACTATATCTGGACACAAAAGTAAAGGATTGTTTGGCTATATGCATATAACTTTAAGTTATCTCTTCCCAGTTAATAGAAACAGCGACATCATCACCAGCAGTGTTCGTTGCTGCAACTATCAAGAAGGTTTCGCAACTATCAGCATTTCTTTCTAATTGGTAAGTAAACACTCCATCAGAAAGACTTACGTTTTGGGCAGACTGATTCGAAGAAGCAGTAAAACCTTGAGTGATTAAATTACCACCAGAAAAAGAAGTAGGCGTCAGATTATAACTTACAGAGGAAGTTGAAGCAGCAGAGTTCCAACTACCTCCTCCAACTGTTGCTCCTTTATAAACTCTCCAATTGATTACGCTGTTGTTTCCTGTGCTGTTGGGCACAAAATCAATTCCTTTTGGCAATACTACCGCCTCTCGTTGATCGTCTTTCAAACGAATGGCAGCGATAGGGTAATACGTTCCAGCAGCAGTAAGTTCTCTACCGACAGCACCAGTTCCTGTAATCGAATGACCGATAGATCTAGAAGATCCTGACAATGCAAAACCACCTTCGGAAATAACGGTGCTGCAAATCTGCTTCAGAGTGCTCGCTCCGCTAGTACCAGCGGTATTTTCAATTTCGTATCTAATCGGCAAGCAAGCAGTTGTCATGTATGGTGCGGTTACAGTATTCGCATGATGGAACGTGTGAACATGAATAAACTGACCATTGTATACAAATCCACAACGAACAGAACCAACGCCTAACCACTCAATGTCCATCCAAAAGATTTGGGCAGTAGCAATATTCAAATTAAACCCACTAGCACCATTCCCATCAGCAGTATCAATATTCCAACTAGATTGTGCAACTCGTGTGTCAGAACCTTGAGAACGTTTCACTAGGAAAAGATCAGTCCCATCAAGTTCTAAGAAGAGACCATCGTTAGTTCCGAAATATCCAACTCTTTGTCTGAGTCCAGTTTTTCCTGTACTCATAACAAAAGTGTTTAGAACCTGTAGAGATTTTCCTGGTTGATATGAAAATACCCTTTTGCTTTCGCGAATGGCAGTATCGCCTGATGCGTCAGTAAGAGTCATGTCGATTGAAGCACTATCGTCACCGAACCCTGTTGTAGCATTCGTTAACTGCTCAAAGAACTTACCATTATCGTCGTATCTGTTAAATGCTTCAAACAGTGTAAAAGGTTCAGACACTCTCCGCCTACCGAAAGCATCAGTACCCTGTACACTACCACCAGCGTCAGTGACGTTTCCAAATTGATCAGCAATCATAACGACTTCATAAATTGTGTCGTTATTTCCTACGAGACTTTTCTTGTCGTTGTTAAACTGTGCCATAGCAGTACTCTCTTATTTGTAACTGAAGTCGCACATCATTCGCGTAGGATATCCATCCTTTCCCTGTGTGTCCCTAATATTTAATTTAAACTTGTATGTCTGCGATTCCATTTCCATATCGATTCGCTTACCTGTTCCGGTCTTACCGCCATAATAAACTTTACAACTGCTGACAGTAGATGCCTTTCTTAAAGCATCGCTGTCCATTTTCTTAGATATGATTCTGCCTGAAACTTTGTGTATGATATGATATCCTTTACCGATACCAGTCTCCATCAAACTTTTCATATTACTTTGATTTGGACGAGTTGTCTTAACCACTCCTCGTTTCAACTTGCCGTTAAAGACATCGCAAAACATCTTATAATCTATCCCAAACAGATCCAGTAGTTTACAACCGTCTGGATTTTTGAGATTGTATGTTTGTATATGGTCAGGGGGAAGGATCGTTCTAATACCCACGTTGAAGAACGTAACTGTGGTTCCCATTTTCAACGAAAGATAAATTTCTTCTTTACCGTCTTTTATCAGAGTAATATCAGTAACTGATTTACCGATATCTGTGCCGCTTCCTTTTGGATTGGTCAATCCAATCTTCGGAGTGAAGTACAAAGGACGTTTGGTGTTTTCACCACCAACAACGTCGACTTTTAATTTTTTTGTCTTGCGAAGATTATAGAGTTCATCTAGATGCTCGATTGAAGTCAGCATCATTCTGTCGGTCACTGTGTTGCCGTTGTACCAATCGAGCAATGCCTCGGCAAACTGTGGTTCGAACAGGTTGCCCCTGTTGTTCTTGCCGCGATTACCTGACGACCCATTACCAAACTTGATGGATAATTTATCTATGTTTGCTTCAGACTTTATTTTTCTAATGTTCGTATCCGACTCCACCATACGAGTAACATTGGCAGAACCTCGCTTGGACAAATCCAAGTTGATCGGAGTTTCAACAGCAGGAAATTCCTCTTTGAGGTATTCGAATAGCAGAACGAGGTCGCTCTTAATAGCAGGATCGTGATTCTGAATCCTGCTAATAAGTTCTTCTTTCGTTTTTGGGAAAAAGTCGTATGCCATAGATACCGTCCTTTAGGATGTATCTATTTATACTTCTTCCTCCATCCACTTCTTGAAGAGTTTTTCTTCTAGTCGCCTTGCTTCCCTTTCCCAAGGAGTATCGTTCTCTGCTCGTTGACTTTTGCCGTATCGAATAGTCCTACCCTTCCAACGAGATACGGGCAGATCCCATTCCTCAGGGTGTGAAGTGAGTTCTCTCCGGAGATACTGACGAGCGTGTACTAATTCATGCGCAACAGTTTTGAGTTTATCTTCGTAGGAAATAGGTTCGCCATATTGCCTAGTGGCAACCCAGATTGACACTTCGCGGTCATCACCTGCACATAGTCCAAAAGCATTACCGTCGAGTTCACCATAATGCCATTTGAATTCAATCCAACCGCGAAGTTTACTGATCGAGAGTTCTTCGCAGCACCATTCAACAAACTCCTCAATGTATTGAGGAGTGTTCGCATGATAATAGACAAACATTAGTATCTTCCAAAAATTTTGTCTAACTTATATCCTAGGTCAGAAATCTGACGGTTGATACCATGTTGAACAGAAGATTCAATTTGCCAAGCAGCATTGTTTATTGATCTGTCGATAACACGGTTTGTGGCTTGCGCAACTCTACCAGAATTATCACAACTGTACCAATACAACGTATTGATCGATGCGCGGTAGGAAGGCGACCAAGGAGTTCTATCGCTGTTACAACCTTCGCCGCCATAGACTACTTTGGCATTGGAAGGAATAGTGATATCAGATGCATTCGCCTGTTGAGTGAAGGCACCGACCACGATAATTAAGAAAATTGCTAATATAAATTTAAACATGGTTATTCACCTCTTTTCCTATTTATAAGACCATTATATCCTATATCTGGAACAAAAGCAAATCGAAAATAGTCGTTTAAAATCAACGACTTATGACTGCGACCCCGTCTACGCTGCTCTCCTATCTATAGCAGTGACACATCAGGACATCTCTACCATGCCCTCGCAGTCGTACCCTTACGTTTCCCTCTTTTGACTGGAACCCTGCTCCTTCCTTGTCAGCAGGTAATCTACATGATCAAGGTTCAACGGTTCTTCGTCGAACGCACGCATCATGTTGCACATATCTTCATACAACTCATCTGGTATATCACCAAAAGCAGTTACAGGATTTGTTGAATAAAATTTAACATTGCCCTTATCATCATAATAGACCTCGTGAATCTGATATCCCAACAGGGGATCAGTTTTAGGGCGATGCGCTATCCTGTAATTCCAACTCATACTGGTCTCTCAACTTCAAGAACTCACCTACCCACTCGTCACGGTGTTCAATGAATACTTGAGACTCTCCTTCTTGTGTTGTAATGATTGTGACTAACTGCGTCACAGGTATTCCAGTCATCTCTTCAAACATGACAGCATATGCAGCTTCCTGTTTGAAGTAATTGTATATCTTAGATCGAGTCTTTCGCCGAGCGGAAGTTTTCCAGTCGATTACTGAAATCTTACCGTCAAACTCAGCGACCATATCCACAGTGCCTGCTGCGCGCAGATACTCAGAATACATTAGTCCCTCGATCATCCTAACATTGTCGATGTGCTCATCAGCAACATCTCGCAAGCGACCAAACATGTCGCGAGCGTTTGGCATTATTACGCCAGTGGACTCTTTCCCTTGTATGTAGTCCTCTATTAAAGTATGGACTGACGTGCCTCGTTGCGTTGCTTGCTGAGAAATTTTATTAGCAGTCTCAGCACCAACACGGCGACGCCATTCATGTAATGCCCTCTTGGTTTGTTTACAAGAGGAAAGGATGGTGGTGACAGAAGGGTACGGAACTGCCTCTCCATCCTCTTTTACATAATGACGTTTACCATTGACGGTAACACGCTTGATCGACGGTAACTCGATCAAGTCCAAATTAAATTTTTTCATAATCTAGTATAATCTTTCTGGAAAAAACAAAGTATTCAAATCTTTAGAAAGAATTCTTTTAGCAGAAGCAATATGCCCTTTATTTCTTTTTCGCCATTTTTCTGCGTACTTACCATCCCTACCAAAATCTGCAACAGCAAGAGCATACTTATCGTTAATAGTGCGCAGCATATGCACTTCAATAGGTTCGTTTTCATATTCAAATTGCCACGCCCAGAAGATTTTACCATAAGGGTCATAATCAGCTTGCGCGTCTTGTTTGAAATATTCTGAAAGATGTTCAACAGCAACTAGTGCTGAAGGATTAACATCTTCAATTTGTTCAAAATCCATTAAAGTAATCCTGCTACCATCTTAATCGCGCCAACTGCTTTCATTGCTTTGTTCTTAAGATCTTCGTCTTCTAATTTGTGCTGTATCCGACCGAAATCTACGAGGTCTTCAATCAGTTCTTCATACTCGCCTTGAGTTATGTGACCATTGTCTAAATGCTCTTTAAACTCAAGAACCTTTGCCTCGCATTCTTTTTGCCAAGTTTCTACGTTCATTTCCTTCCTCCGAATACCTTCAACGCTTTTTCTGATGCATCTGCAATGTTACCTCTTTTTAATTTACAGTATACATTACTCGGAGACTCCCTGTTATACAGTTCGCTCGCTAAACTATGTATCTCTGTATAAACATCAACGATGTTAGTGTTCAGTCTATACTTTGAGTACAACTCAAGTTTTGCGCTTTGGCGTTCTAAGTATAACAGTTCGCTTCTCTTACACCAATCTTCAGTCGCTGGTTGTACTGCCACAACATAGAGACTCGCCAAAGAATCAAACTCTACATTATCGAAGTCGCTAGGAATCCACCTCTTTAGATCGGCACAACTAGCAAGAAACAACAATGATGTCGCAAATAGAAAGTATCGCATATCTCTACCCCATAAGTAGAATTGCCTTCAGGTCTTTGACAGACCACCCACTCATGCTCGATAACTTTCTCAGGGTTACATCCCAGTGCGTATCAAAATAATCGCGCACCCTCTGTTCAGTCCAAATTCCTGATGGCATACATCACCTCCGCATACTAGCAAGATCTTTCGCTTGCTCGTCATTAATAACAGGTACAGCGTTCGACTTGTGCATCGTCGCAATACCTTTAACCAGAGTTCCTGTATACTGTTTCCTCTCAGGCGCAGTACAGGGACCACCCTTCGTACAGTCTACCGAAGCATAGACCACACCTTCATCGCGACGAACAGGACCACTACGGGCAGTCATCTCGGAAAAGGCAGGTCGCTTATATTTAGCGTAGACCTCACCCTTGGGTTTACTTTTCTTGATCTTACGACCAGTAAAATCGTGGGACATAGAACCATAGATACGCATAGAATGCTCCTCCTATAGTTTTATTATGCCTCATTCAAAGGGAATAAACAAGCGAAAAAAACTGTAATAAGATCAACGGTTTATCAGTTCTGAACCATGCTGTTTGCCATAATTGAAAGATATCGCGACTCTGCTGTGTTCAAAATCAACCTCTCCTTGGGGTCTTACCTCATGCTCTAACCAACTCGGCCAACAATTTAACTCGCCTGTTTTGGGATAATGGGCGTAAAATAATTCATCCT